CATTAGAGTAAATTTTTATTTATGAGGTCGTTCAATGGTAGCAAAATTCCCTTACTCGTATTCATATCACCGCCTAAAATGTCCCGGTTCGTGTTTAAGTATTCCCTACACAATGACTTCAACGCTTCGGTTTTAATAAATACACAATGATTGTCGCTTAGCCAATAGCACCAAAAGTCGGCTTGGGTAGATGCAATTCCGCTCGGTTTATTTCTTGATTCGTATTCTATAAATATATTTCCAGTTTCTAAACATCGAAAGTCGCGCTTTATTTCTATTTTGCTACCGAGTAACTTAGCAAATTCTTGTTCGTAAACTTGACCTACTTGTAAATCGTAGCGGAAGTCGTTGTTAAATTCCATCTTTAATCTTCTTTTTGTAGGTTGCTATGAGTTCCTTGAGTTCTTCCTTGTCCCATTTCTTCGTGTCGTGGGCAAAACTTTCAAGCCAAGCGTAACCGTCCCACCCAATTTTCTTTATTAAGGCTTCGCGGTATGGTATCAAGTTTCCGTGTTTATGTTGGTTGCAGCTGACACATTGAGCGTTTACGTTGTCCGGGTGAAAGCGCACCGAAGAGTGACCCCCTGCGCTCCAAAAGTGCCCAGCGTCGTATTTTGCGCCTAACTGTCCACCGCAGGAAATGCAACCTTGGTCCTTGTCTCGTAACCTTACCCACTTGTTAAACACTTGCTGCGCCATCTTTATATAATCGGACGTGGTTAGTAGGTCTTCCTTTTGCTTTTTAACCTTTTCCTTTTTGATTTTGGCGAGGTTCTTTAACGCTTGTTCCGTCTTTTTGCACAGATAGCAGTGCTTGTCTAACGTCGAAAATGGTGTAAAGATTTCTCCACATTTTTTACATGACTTCATTAGAATAATTTTAGTTGTTGCTTGTTGTGTTCGGTTATTATTCCAAGTGCTGTTTCAAATATTGTGCGTCCAGCTTCGTAATCTACAAGATTACGGGCTATTTTGTCCTTACGTTGTTCACCTTTGTATGTGCTAATGTCTATTTCGTGAAATTCAGATAACTGTTTTACTTCATTATTTCCTGATGATATTTTTATTTCTCGTTTGCTCAATATATTTGGTAAAATAAAATTAGTCCAGTATAAATGTCTTCCTCGTTTATGCGCAGTTATTAAAGGTTCATAATACGGTATTACATTCTCAACAATAAATTGACCTTTAAAATAATGTTGCAAAAAAATAATTTCTTCATAAAGTCTCATGTCAGGATAAATCGGCTTTGTTAAAGTATCTTCATTTGAGCTGCTCCAATATCTAGCTCGTGAGTGACTTGGGCAAGGTGGCGAAGACCAAATAAAATCGTATTCTTTAAAGTGGTCTAACAAGTATTTATGTGCATCTGCGACAATTACCTTGTCATTGGGGAAACGTTCCTGGTATAATCTTGCAAGTTCTTCGTCCCACTCAACTGCGGTTACTTCTATTTCTATTCCTGCGGCTTTTGCCACCTCATCCCATTTGTAACGGTTGCCACCAAGACAAGCGTATAAGTTTAGTATCTTCATAATAAAATTTTTAAGTCGTTAACTTGTTTTTTCAGTTCTAAATTCTCAGCGTGGAGTGCGTAGAGTTTCGTAATCACTTGCTTGTGGTCTTCGCAAACTCGATAAAATGTTAACATAGCTTCTTTAAGTTCGATTTGTCGTTCTTCCATCGGCTTAATCAGGTCAACTCGGTGAGTGTGTTTCGTCTTTAGGTCGTCAATGCTCATCGTCAATGCTCGGTCAAGTGTGCGCAGGTTTATTTGTGCGGTTAGAATGTCGAGTTCTTTCATTTCTTTTTGTTAATAGATTTTAGAAACTTCATTGCTGCAGTAAAGTCATTTGAAGCATTACACGCGTTTACTTCGTCTTTATGCATTTTTCGGTAATCAATGGCTATCGAAATTATTTCTAAAATTTGGTTTTTAGTTAAATTTTTAAAATCAAACCATTCCCCATGCTCTCGAAAATCCTGAAAAACAAAATGAAGGTATCGTTCAAAATCTCCTTCTATGTAATCAAATGACTTTACAAATGGGTTGCACACTTTGATTTGGTTGTAACGTGCTTTGATGCTTTTTGACTTGCCAATTTTGACAAGAGTTGAATTGTTTAATGTTACTAAGTAAGTTTTCATAAATTAAAAAGGTAAGTCGTTAATGTATTCGTTTTTTGGTTCTTGTTTCTGTCGCTTAATTGGGTCAACTCCATTGAAAAGAAACCCTAATCCATGATTGTAATAAAATTGTAATGGTTTGTTGCTCATGGTCTGCGCCCCTCCCGTGTCTTTGTCTTTGATTTTATCAATGTCAATAAGCGTGAAAAACTGCATGCTTTCTAATTTAGTGAGTCGGTGAACGTTTAACCAGTCGTCACACATATTTGCGAATAACTTACCACCTTCAGCCATTGATTTGTTTGGTACCATAGGCTGCCCTTCCCACTCATGTCCTATTGGGTATTCCATTGACTTCCTACCTGACGCAGTAACTGGGTGCATTGACAAATAAGCCGTCTTTTTGTTCAATTTACACCAACGTTTCAAGTAACGAATGAATTTAATGTTACTCTCGTAGTTCATGTCGTGGTCAAGTTGATTAAAAGGGTCAATAAAATAACCGTCCGCAGGTATTTGTTCAAACTCTTTAAGCAAATTTTCGGGTGTGTATTGTAGCTTGTTATCAACGAAGAAAAAATAGTCTTCTAAATATTCGCTATGTGCGTCAATTTCTGCGTGTGTCAACTTTTTAAATGGAACACCCGAATACATTTGTATTAAATCTCGTAGAACTTGACCTTTCGAGTTTTCGTCCATCCAAATTCCCCACTTTAAACCGTGATTTGTTGTTAGTGCCAACATGTACCATGTCATAAAATACGTTTTTCCGACGTTATCCGCGCCTAAAATACCAACATATTGACCGTACTTAAATCTAAGTGATTCGTCAAAGTCGCAGTTTATACCGAGTCCTTGCGCTATCTTCCCGTCTCGGTAATCGTGAAGATATTGTTTTGCGCTACCCTTACTTAAGACCATACATTTTGAATTGTCGTTCCATTTCTTCTACTAACGGGTCACTACTAACTTTAACTTGTGGTTTATTGTAGTCACGTTTAAGCCAATTTTTGGCAGTCAAATATAACGAAACGTAGTTTTTATTGTTCTTATAGTTTTCGATTTGGTCGAGTACATCGTCAATTTGTTGTTTACTATAGTCAGCATTCAACGACTTAAATTCTTCGTCCGTTAATTTTAACTTACCAAACGCACGATAAATTGTTTGTTTATCATTCTTTTCATTCTCTTCATTCTTGTTTGGTTCCGTCTGCGTTTCGTCAGCGTTTCGTTTGCGTTTCGTCCGTGTTTCGTCAGCGTTTCGTTCAACTTGGTAACTCGCATAATTACAGATAGTTACCCGTGTCGTTTTTATTTCGTTAGTCGTTACAATCATTAACTCTTTAGTTAAAGTGTCGAAGAACCGCTTAACCTTGCTTTTCGACCAATTCCAACGCTTTGACCACGTCTCCAGCGAGTGTAAACTTTCACCCGGTTTAACCGTGTAAATTACTCCCTGAATAATCACTTGTTGTTCAGAATGATTTGCACAAAGCAATAAATCTAACCACGCTTCAAATCGGCTAAATTCTCTTTGTTCCTTAAAAATCCAATGGTCTTGTACTTTACGATGTACTTTTATCCATCCGCTCATAAATAAAAAAGCCTTGATGCTTTCGGTGTAGCGGAACCTACTCACATCAAGGACTTAAAAAAGTTTTCTTTGCAGCCGCTACTCTGCCTTACAATATTAAGTACTATACTCTAAAGTTGGTTAATTCTTTTATAGCGAGTTTTCAACAATGATTCAATCCTACGAGCTGAAATAATCAATGCCGTGTTATAATCGTTGGCGTGTGCATTCGTGATTTCGATGCACTCAAGTACTTCATTCAACTTTTCCGCGAGGAGTGGATGGTAACCATCGAGAGCCAAAACTATCATTTCCTGCGAGTAAATAACCGTTGCATGGTCTTTGTTAAATAGCTTTCCTGACTCAGCTAAAGACAACCCGGTTAAAGTTGCCCAAGCCATGCCAAGCTGTCTCCATTGCATTCGGTCGCGTGAACGGTTGGCTATCTTCAACTCTTCGTGAGTGTAAGGACAAACTAGAAAAAACTCGTGCATCGTGTAAAATGACCGCTTTGGTAGTTTGCTGAGAATATATTTTATTTTTCGTCCGTATGTTGTGCCGTTCTTAACCATTGTCTAAATGCTATTTGAATATTTACTTGTTGTTCGCTTGTTTCTGGGCTTGCGTTCTTCATGACACGCTCGTCGAGTTTTCTGATTTGATTGATGAGGTTTTGCGTTGCCATCTTCATTTCGGTTCTGAACGCTTTGTCTTCGTTTAGGTCTTCGAGAAAGTCGGCAAGTACTGGAAGTATCGCGATGGATGAAATGAGTTTTAAGTCGTTGTTCATTGTTTTAATTGATTAATAAGCATTGATTCAAGTTCGTGTTTTACTTCAACGAGATAAAGTATCTTATCAAATTGCTCATTCATATCTCCACCTGCAAATTCAAGGGCTAATTCAACTGCAACTTGCGCACTTCTAATAGATAAATAATAGTCCATCCATGCGTCATCATTTGTTTTACTGTCTTCAATTATATAAAAATTTCCAACTAAATCTCGTGCTTTTTCTACTGGTGTCATATCTCGTAAATATCAATGATTACACCTTCCCATAAATCCGCTTTTTTACGTGCGTCTTCTTTGCTTACTGCGGTCACAATCTTAAACATCTCAGTCCAAGTCTTGTGAGCGAAGCCTTTGTATATTACTTTAAATCGTTTCATCGTTCGTGTTTTTAAAGGTTGTATTGTAATACTCATCACCACTTGTAAAAAATTTAGCCCATTTATGAGTATTAAGTATTTGTTCGTATTCAACTTGCTTTGCCTTTAACATTAGCGTGGTTGTAAATCCATCCGCTTTGATTAAATCATGTTTTATTAGGTCTTCAATTAATTGTTCAACTGGTGTTTTCATGTCGTTGCTTTTTTAATTTCACTTATTCTGTTAACTAGTTCTGCGTTGTAGTTGGTCCACCACTTCTTTCTGTCCGCGTGGGTGATGGCTAACTGTCTTTTAATCGTTTCCTCAAACGTCTTGAGGTCTACTTTAATACTCAAAGTCTTTACTTTCATAAGGGTCTATTAATGTTACTTTAATTCCTTCGCCTTCGCATTCGTGGCATTCGTCTTTTACTGAGAACCCAAAAGGTCCGTACTCGCTTATATATTCACCTACTCCAGTTCCTGAACAATACTTACAAGCTACTTCTACTATTTCGTACATGGTTAAATATCGGTTACGTTAATGTCTGCTATTTCAATCATTGTGCTTTCTACGATGTCTCTTGCCGTGTAGTAAGCGGTTTTCTCTGCGTCCGTCTTTGCGACCTTTTGGTTGTGGTTTAGTTGTCTAATTATTTCTTTGTAGCCCTCAATAAGTGCTTCAATTTTATCGTTCTTTTGTTCGATAATTACTGATTGTTTAAATTCGTAAGCTGTCATGGTTTAAAGTATTAAAGTGAATAAAAATAAAATACTATTGATAAGATAAGTAGTCCTGCGAAAAGACCGCCTAAAGTGTTACGCTCTTCTGCGTTGCGTGGTGTGAAATAGTTGATTAAGTTTTTCATAGTTCATAAAGTTCAAAGGTTATACACTCGTCAGAAGTCGTTGCAAGTTTTGTTCTTGCGTACTTGTTAGCGTCAATCTCATCGTAAAAAGTGTCTACTTTTGAATAGATAACGTTTTCTTCTGCGTCTAAAAAGTTGATTTTGTAAGTTTTCATCTTGTTTTGTTTTAATGTGCGTTACCGAGTCGCTCCCCTCGTTTTGTTTTATTTTAATGATGCTAAACAATTAATGCAACAATTCTTTTTGTCTAATGTTAAAAATTGTTCTTTAGAAACAATTGCTAAAAAAGCATTTGAACTTCCTTTTTTTCCACATTCAGGAATTGAATAAATTACTTTTTTTCCTCCTTGAATTCTGGTTTTTTGTAAGTGCATTTTCATCTGTTTTGTTTTTTCGTTTGTGCCTTATTGACCTTACAAATGTACTGCTTTATTTTTAATACACAATAGTTCCTAACATTTTTTTGACATTTTTTTTATCTTTTTTCAGAAAGTCAATGTTTACGCGGGTTTCAGGACGAAAAAAAAATTCACTTTGTCACGAATTTAATCTAAATGTGTGACCGTAAACGTAAAAAAGGCAGCCTTTCGACCGCCTTTCTTGTACCTAATTATGAAAAAAACAAAACTTGTGTGAGCAAATATAGTAATTATCTTACTTTGCCGTTTATTATTCTAAGATTTTGCACTACAAAGTCGCCGTTTGGCTCTGTTTCAACATACGCAAAGCCGTGGTTCCAGCGGTTGACGGGCATGTAATCCGGGCGAAGTCCGCAAAGTGCGCCAATGGACCAACAAGTAACTACATTTCCATTCAAATCATTCTCTGAATGTTCACTTGTTTGGTGGTTATGTCCTGCCATACTTGAAACCTTTGCCCTCATGTACAAACCTCTCGCGCTATTTACGGGTGAAAAGATAGTGTGCATTTCGTGACCATGTAAAAGGCTTAATTTACCAATCTTAATAACTTGCTTACTCTTAATTTCAGTTACACCAAGTTCACCAAACCTCAACACGTTTTTGAGTTCAAAGTCTGCGATACCTAACAACTCAGGCGCGACCGTCTTTAGGTAGTTTTCCCAACGGTCCTCGTGGTTTCCTATCTTAAAGTAAATCGGACAATCAAACTCTTCTTTGAGTTGTCTCAGGAAGTCGCGTGTCATTTCTATTTCACCTGCAAGGTCACGAAGTCGCCTATCTTTTACGAACCTACTAGCTTGATACATATCCATCGTGTCACCGTTCAAAATAATCGCGTTCGGTTTTCTTTGGTAACCCCATTCAAGTGCTAAACTTAAAGCGTCCACGTCATGATAAGGAAGGTGAATGTCCGAAAGTATTAAAACTCGGTTGTTGCCCGTAGGTATCTTAAACGGCTCTTGTTCTTTGTAGTCGCTTTCAGGTACTTTTCTCCAACCTTGCGCGGCTTTTCGTTCTTCGTTTGTTCTCATAGGTGCTTTTTGTTTGTTGTTATGTTCCCCTCGGTAGTATCTTACCGAAGAACGCGCACTTGCGTAAGTAGGAAAATCTAACGGGTGGTTAGTGTTTAGCATTTTCGCAAGCAAACTCGTAGGCGCAGAAGGAAAACGCTCTAAAAACTCGGTTATAATATCTTTTTTATAACTCACGGACGGAAGGTGTCGTAATAATCTGAGAGTCTATTCAACCAACCCTTTCGAAATTTTGCGTTTTTCATTCCGGGTTTGCTGATTGCAATAAAGAACGCTTCACGAAGTCTAATTAACTCATCGAATAAGATGCGGTCGTTTAACTCATTCGCAGCCTTCAACGTCTGCGGTCCGATTTTGCCGTCAATGGCAACGTGTTTACCTAAATTGTTTAAGGCTTGTTGTAGTGTTATGATTGCGCGGTGCTGACCTGAACCCCAAGCCATACCTGAAACAATTACCCCAACGGAAAAACACTTAAATTCGTCACCTTTGCACTTGTCCCAATAGCCTTTCTTGAATATCTTAAACCAGTCTTCGGAGTTCATGTTTAAGAACCGCTCGTCGTTTGTAGTGCCGAACATACCAACCCAAGTGCTGTAACAGATACCCATGTTTGTGTGGTATTTTTTACCCTTCAATGGTGTCGGGCAAAACATTGAAGAACAAGAGTCGGAAGGGTCAAGGCTTAACCCACCTTCCCACTTCTTAATAAATTTAACGTAAGTTTCTAGATTCATAAGGTTTTTTTGACTAAAGTACACGTTTTTTTAACATCACAAAGACAAAAAACACAGTGAGCAGAAACCCTAAAATAACAAATAGTTGTTTAAATTGTCTCACGGGCTTGTTGCGTTGCACTACTCGTTCACGTTTAAGGTCGTTTTTAGCCGATTTAAGCGCATTTTGTAGTGAGTCCTTATACATTAATCGAATTGTCCGCAAAGAGTCGTTAAATCGCTTGTAATCAAATTTAATTTCGTAGCGTGTTTTTGGTATGTAGGAAGTCTTGTAGTGAATAATAGTATCTTTTGAGGTTATTACCTTCACCCAGTACGTGGTGTCATGTTTCCATACAAGGAAACTATCTACTTTAGTTATGCGGATGGTGTCGCTCACAGTGTCGCACCGATAACCTTTTTTGATTGCTTTGTTGAGGTGGTAATTAACTGAACAACTACACACCAATAGTAAAATAATTAAGTACTTCATTAAAACGAGTCTTTAATTGCTTTGGCTTTTTTGATAAACGACTTAAAACGTGCAATGAAACCTTTGTCGTCCCCGTATTTTCGTCGTATCTTTTCATCAATACTAACCACTTCGATACTGGCAAGGAATAACCCAACCAATTTTGTGAGTGTATAGTCAACTGAAAAGACGGTTTTAACCATGTCGTTAACCATTGCAAAGTCAATAAGGAAAAATAAGATAACCGCACTTTGGTAGGTAATCATTTTACCTACTAACCCCTGACGAAGGCGACGACTTGAAAACTTTTCCGTAGTCAAACGAACCGCGACAAACGTATCTAAGAAAATAGCCAACCCAATAACCAACAAAATAACTTGGATAGGCGCAAAGAAGGAATAAACCGCGACAAGTAACGTAATTAAATACTTCATATTTCGTATTTAGTCAGTTCGTGAAAAGTCCACTCAACAACCTCAGCAGTGGTAAACGTCGAAACGTAAGTGAACCCGTCTAAGTTAACCCCGTAGTCTTGTGCAGGTGTAGACAAAAGAACGTCAACACGGACCGCTTTGTTGCGTAGGTCGTCCGTAATATAAACCACCTCGATAGTAGGGTCTGTTATTGTTTCTGAAAAGAAAGGAAATTGATAAGTCATATTTAAGATATTGTAGTTCCGTTTACGTTGCACACTCGCACCCATATACCCCAAAGTGAACTATTCTTATTTGTTGCCGAAAAAGGATTAGGTCCTCCCGTCTCGGTGCTTATTGCGGTTGTTCCCGTTTGGTTAGTTGAAACGAACATATAACGTCTAGTTAAATTGAATGGTGGGTAATTGTATAAATAACTACCAGGAAAACTAAAGTTCATAATGTTCATTGCTTCATAAATATTAAACAACTGCCAACCATTCAAGCCGTCAATAGTGCTACTCGTATACTGAGTAAGTTGAGCCGCCCAAGTTCTTGTAGTTGAATCTCCAAAATAGTAAGCGAGTACCGTTGAGCCGTTATAAGTACTCCAATCAATTGCTACATGTTGACCATAACCTTGACCGCCGTTTTTATTTGTAAACCTATTCGTGTTTCCGTGAGGGTTATTAAATGGCAAGGTCGTGAAATTCGTGAGCCTTCCGCGTTGCGTTGCGCCATCGTCACCCGTTGCATAGGACGTTGTTTGTCCCGTCTTTTGCAAGGTCGCGCCCACGGGCATAAATGAAGACGTATTAATTACTATGTCGACGTGGTCTTGGTTTCCGTTGTGCGTTACGCTTTGCGGTGTTATCGTACCTCCCGTTTGGTTCTTTAATCGGATGTCCAACGGCTCTTCTGCGTGAATAGTAAATAAGTTACCACCGTTAACCGTGATGTCATTGTTTTGAATAATGTACTCAGTTGTAGCGTTTGAAGGTGTGCTTACATTGGCAAGTGTGCCGTCATCTTCTTTCTTAATGTGTACAATCCCATCTGGTGCTGTTATTGTAGCGTTGTCGCCACAGTCAATAGAACCCGAAGTGATTAAGGTAGGAACTGAATTATAAAGGTCGTAGGTTGCAGGTTCACACGCAGGAAGTGTTACAATAATTTCCTCGTCTTGAACGCTTGGGTATGTTTCGTCACTTAATATATTCCCGTCTTGGTCTTTAACTACAAGATTCACATCGGGCAAAACTAATAACCCACCACTCGCAACGGTAGCCGTATAACTTCCGTCCGAGTTTTCGACATTTCCGTCTGCGCATTCTACGGGTGTAGGGGTAATCGGCTCCATTGGAATCTCGCAAGGTCCGTAAGTAGCCACCTCAAAAGTAATACCCATTACCCACCCAGCAACGTAATCTAAATCGTAGTTATTTAAAGGTGTCATTGTAGCCGTTCCAACCACATCTAACTGCGCATCCATGTCGTTTATATAATAAACATACATATCCTTTAAGATAAGTTGACAGTCGCTTAGAATAGTGTTTAAATTGGCGCGGTCTTTTTGTATAATGTCAACGCAATAAACGTTAATGCTAAATTGGTTCGTGTTTAAGTCTTCAAGGTCGCTCAAAGGTTCAACGAAAACAACCGGGTATTTCTCGTCTTTCGTGGAAAAGTTAGGCATTTGTTCACGAAACTCACCTCCGTACTTTTTAATTTGCAAGTGAGCGTTACAAAATTGCTCGATTTTAGAAAGTAGTGTTATATAGCTTGTCATAATGTAGCGTTTTCTTGCATTTTCTTAACCTTATTTTGTGTGCTTGTTACATCACTTTCGACGACCACCGCTTTTACCGTGAGTTGGTTGTTATTGTTCTCAACGTCTTGTGCTGCGCCCGTGGTGTTCATGTTGTTACCTTGACCAAAAAGTGAGAAGGAAGGTGTGCCTCCACCCGTTGCCGTACCTCCACCTCCTGCCATTGCAGCACCACCGCCACCACCTGCACCACCGCCCGAACTTTTACTTGCGTATTGTGTAGATGCAATTTTAGCGACGTTTGCAAGTGACGTACTAATAGCAAAAGCAAGTGAGGCAATACCTGCAGGATTGGGTGCAGGACCTAAGGCAATTGGTGACTGAGCAAGTGAAGCATTGGCAGCCTTGAACCCGTCAATAATAGCCATTGAAAGTTGCATCGCTTTTTGAATTTGAAACTGACGTTTTGCCCGTTTTTCTTTGCTTACTTCGTCTTGTTTACCAAACCTATCTGAAATAGCAAATACGGTTTCCGATAAATTATTTACAGCACCTGCATAGTCTGACGCAATTTGTATTTTTTCGGCTTGTTCTTTTAAACGTTTTTGTCTAGCTTCTTCGGCTGCGTCGTCTTGAATTTTAGCTATGGCATCCGCTTGTTGTTTTTCAAGTTCTTGAACATCTAGACCATATTGTTTAGCTTGTTCGATTAAGTTAAAATACTTTTCACGAACTGCGTCCTCTTCAAGTTGTGCCTGACTACGTGTGTTTTGGTCGTATAGTGCGAAGAAGTCTTCCTCTTCCTGCGCTCTTAATAACTGAGCGTCTTTAATTACCTTGTTTAGTTCGGCTTGTTTTTTCGCTTCTGCGTCAACGTATTTTTTATTTATTGCATCTGCAGTTTGAGCCGCTTCTTGTACGTATAAATCATTTAATTTTTTACGTTCGTCTTTATTTAGCTTTTCGTTTTTTGCTAGGTCTTCGCGAAGTCTTTGGTATTTATATTCGTTTGCTTTAAGTTCCTTTTCAACTCCGTCTTGCATCAATCCGAGTGTAATGTCCTGAATCAAACGTGTAGCTGCTAACCTAGCAGCTAAAAATTGTTCGTAATCTGCGGCGGCTTTTTCTTGTTCTTGTTTAACTTCTTGGTTGAGTTTAACTTCCTCAACCTTTATTTCGTGTGCCTTAGCTTTATTGGCTTTGACTGTGTCTTTCCATAGTTTGGTTTGGTTTAAGAAATTGTTACTCATAAACTCCAAAACTTTAGTTTGATTCGCTATTTCCTCTTGCATGTATTTATTACGCTCAATTCGTAACGCTAAAGTACTTTTACCTTCGGCATCTAACAAGGCAATTTTTTGGTCCATTAAACCAAGCACCTCTTGACGCTTTTCTTTTTCCTCTTCAAGTGCTGCGGTAGTTTTGGCAAGTGCTTCATCGGCTGCGAAAGACGTTAAACCCATCAAGTCCAAGAACCATTTAACCGCGTCAATTAGTGGTTTAAATGCTTGAGTCAAAAAGTCGACAAACTTAGTCACGAAACCTAACCTTTCGGCTAACATGTAAAGACCCGCGACAATAGCAGCAACAACCGCAGCAATTAAGAATATAGGGTTAACAAGTAATTGCGCCCCCAACTTAAGAAACGCACCACCAACACTCGCAACCGTAGAACCTAACCCCTTTAAACCGCTCGAAATGGTTTTGCCGTCAATCTTACCAAGGTTACCAGCAAACAACTTAGCCGACTCACTCGCGCCTTCAAAGTCCATTGACATTAACTGCGAAGACATCAACCCGAAAGCGTTAGACGTTTGCTCGAAACGTGAACCAGACGCAAAGACCGCAGCCCTTTCGTTAGCATCTTTCAGTTTGTCCGAAAGTTCACCCGCTTGTTCGGCAAGTGCAGCCATTTGTTTTGGGTCCGTTGCGTTAGCTAACTCCCCTTTTAAGGCTTTAAGTTCCGAACGTATCTGAGCGATACCGTTGAGTTTTATATTTATTTCTTGGTCTGCCATTAAATAACCATCATTGTGTTATCGTAGTCACCTCTATTCCCACATCCACCAACTGGCTTGATATCTGAGTCCGTGTTTAAGTCACTTGTAAACTCAGGAAACAAAGCCTTATTAGTAAGTAGGTAGTTAGTAAGTCGCTTTTCGTAGAAAGCTGCCATTTGTCCGTAGTGGTCCATCACGAAAGCCGTTTCATTTTGGCTAACGTTGTTAGAATAGTCCCCGAACTGCGTTTGAATACCTTTGTTCTTAAGTTGGTATGTTAGTCCGAAGGCTGCTTGTTCGGCTGCCCTCCACGCTACAACTGGCTGTATCTTTTCAACTAAAGCCTCTTCGTCGTTGTTTAAAGTCTGAGCGTTATACGCACCCAATAGATAAGCGTAGAAATAACTTCCGAGTATTGCTTGTACTCGCATATCACTCGCTGGCTTAACGTACGGGAAAACATCCGTAACGTCAACATTCGCGGTTATTGGTGTGTTTACCTTAAGGTAATTTTCAGTTACGAAATAAATCATAATGTCGGTGTGTTATTTTCGCTCAATGGTGGTAAAGCTGCCATTGCTCGTATTTCGTTAGGTGTCATTGTTTCGAGAACCTTTGCAGCGAGTGTTGGGTTCATGGCGTTAAGTGCGTTAATTACCGCTTTACCTTCGTCTTCAACTGCTGTAATTGTTTCGTTGACAATTTGATAGTTGGTTATTTCGATGTGTGTATTTATACCTACGACTTTTAAAAGTTGGTTAAATACATCGGCAACAGTTTCGCGCAAAGGAATAATTGTGTTTTTCTCAAAAATTACGTACGCTTGTTTAATGTCCGAACCCGAACCAAGTGAACCCGTAGTTCTAACTCCAAGAAGTATAGGGTCGATGGTGTGAGCGAAACAAATTTGCTCGGTATTTAATTCACTTACACCCTTAAACAATTCATCGTTTGAGTTTGTAGGTACGTTTACTAAGTCGGGTAAACTTTCTTTGTTATTGGCAAAGAAGGCAACCGCTTTTCCTGCGTTTTCTGCGCCTTTCAACTTGTTAACCGTGTCTTTAATTAACTGCATCTCTTCGGGTCCTTGTGGCTTCTTAGGAAACATCATTGCAAACGATGGGAAAATGCTATTTTGAATGTTCGACTTCTGCAAGTAAGATAGTTCACCACTCAAAAAAGCGAAGTTTAACGCACTGGTGTACTGAGGAAGTGGGTAAAAGTCTTGTCCAACTGACTGACCTTCGTAAGCCAACAAATAACACCCGTCTTTGTGTTCGGGGTGGTAAGGTAAATACGTCTTTATTTGAAGTCCGTACTCCCAATCCTCATTTACTGCGTATATAGTTTTCGTTTGGTTTATTCTTACCTTCTCAGGGGCTACCCGGTACACGTTAAACACCTTCCCACCTTTCAACTCAACGTGAAAATAGCATCTATCGTGTAGAATAATGTCTTTGGTGATTGCCTTAATAGTACCTTTCAATCCGATTTTCTTACCGAACGAGTAAAGTACAACCTTTTCCATGTCGGTTAACTTCGTCTCATCGAATGAATAACCCCCACCGATTGCCGCGTTAGTCTTAAAGTCTACAATAGACCCATGCAACGGACTCATGAAATACATTTGATTCATGTACTGCGGAAACAAATTGTCAAACCCGAAACGCACGTAACCTTGTGTAGTGTATCTTACATCTATTCGTGGTAATGACAAGTTACCTTCAGGAACTTTGAGAAACGGTGTACTAAAACTTTGATAACCCGTATCAACTACTTTAAGACTTTCGTCTTTTTTAAACTTTCCAAATAAACCCATTATTCATAAATTGAATTTGATATACCTTCGACTACCATACGCCCCTCTTCAACTAAAGTTAAACCGTTATCATTCGTGTTTGGGTCAACTATAATTGGCACTGGACTTTCGTAAACCCAATATCTATACTGACCTATGCGAAACGTCACGTCTACACCCTCATCCAAAAAGAAAAGATTATAACGATTAACGTACTGCGAAAAGTCCACACCCACCCAATAAATAGGTGCGAGTGTTTGGTCCATCTCCCACACGAATTTAAACAACCAAGTCGGTGCTGTGATTGTGGCACTTTCGGTAAGCGTTAAGGCTATTGTATTGTTTTGGTTTTGTTCGATGTATATCATACTACTTTAATAAGTAACGTAGTGAAAAGTTGGTTAAATAAAAAAGGGGGCTAATTAAAACCCCCTTCCTTTTCGTGTTTATCTTGTTAGATAATGTCAGGTATTTCCGCTGCGTCTACCTCATAAGCGAGCTGTTCCGCTTCCGCTACGAATGTAACGGAATATTTACTTCCGTCCGCTTTAGCCGTTCCCGAACCTTCAGCAACCGCAGTAAGTTGAGCGTTTGGAAAATACCAATACTTTCCGTTTGCGTCACCAACTACAAGTGCAAGGTCTCTTTGACCTTCGCCTAAGATTTTGATTGCTTTAGACTTAGCCGCCTCACGACGATGGAAAATCAAAGTGATAGTTTGAGTAATGAAAGACGAACCATTTACAAGGTCAATCGCTGCCTCTTCCGTAAACATTCCCGTGTTACGTCTGAACTCAAAAGGAATGAAAGGGTCTGCAAGTGTACCGAAAGAAGAAATTATCCAGTTAGCCTCAACAATAGTTCCCGTCATGTTGTCCATGTCGTTAATATAAATTGAAGTTATCCCTCCGATATTGTTGTCGCAACCCTTTAAAATTGTTTCTATTGTTGTACAAGCCATTTTATTTAGTATTTAAGAGTTAAAAAAAAGGGGGCGGTTAAACCCCCCTATTAGCTAAATAAATGAATTAGTCGCAGTAAGCGTCACCACCTACCCAAACAATTTGTGCGTCATTTACAGTATAGAAACCTGCTTTAAAATCCGCTCTGGCCCCGATACGACGGTCCAAAGTAGTTTTAGAGAAGTCAACGATTTGCAAGTTGTCTTGGTCACCTTCAGCATCCAAAGCGTAGATGAAGTTAGTGTAGTCAGACAAAATGATTGTGTTTGCAGGAAGACCATACTCAACAACAACTGGGATATCCAAGTAAGTCAAAGACAAACCAACCGTTACGTTTGTTACGTTGTTTTGTGCAGCCGTAGCAATGCGGTAGTTTGCAGCAACATCAGGAGATACCTTAAACTGCATATTTGCAGGGTTCACCAACATTTCAGGAGTAGCCAAACTAAGTGCTTGAGCAAAGCCATTTGTAAGAATGTTTGCAGCAGTAAATCCACCAACTGGAACTGTACCATTGATATAATCACCACTTGTACACAAACGCTTCAACCAACCATCACAAAGTGAAAGATGACCTTCGCCAGTTGTATCACCTCTCCACATAATCTGTGCAAGTTCTTCGTGTCCTTTTTTCGCCATTTGACCCCAAAAGAAATTCATGAAAGATGCAACAGAAAAATCAGAGTTTGAACCTTTAGCCATTTCCAAAGCCAACCAAGACTGCTCAAGGTCGAACTGACAAACAGATGCTTGAGAAGTCAACGCACAAACGTCGATTTCTACTGCAGAAACTGTAGCTTCTGCGGCGGAAAAATCACAAGAACTTTCTTGTAAAAGTCTGTCGAAAACCACGGTTGCAATTTTCGTTTTTGCCTTTATCCCCGGAAGAACTCGGTAGTTAGTTACCGCATTTTCCATTCCGTAAAGGATTGAGTAATACTCGGATGGGTTTGCTTGAAGTAACGCGCTCGCGTCAACTGTCAAGTCGAATTTGTACTTTTTAGCCATTTCTTATTTTTTTAAGAAGTCAATTACTTGGTTAAACTTTTGTGCCGCTGTCAGTTTGATTTCTTCAACGGGTGCGACTTCCTCCGTTTCAGTTAGTTCATTCTTTAGGTCTGCGATAACTTGCAATAGTTCAGAAATGCGTTGCTCAATGTATGGGCTAACGATTGCCAAAATAGCGTCGGTGTCTGCTGCAGGGTCAATAGCTGCTTCAACTTCAACAACCTCTTCTTCCTTAACGGACTCTTCGGTTACTTCGGTTGTGTCTGCTAATTCCACTTCCGTAGACGCTTCAACTTCCATTACTTGCTCCTCAGTCGTAGGAATTTGCACGTCAACAACTTGACCGTCTTTTACGATAATCAATGTGCCGTCTTCGAGCGTGTGTTCTCCGTCTGGTAACATATTATTTATTTTTATTTGGTTGCTTAATTTAAGACCAAGAAAGCCCTCAATAGAAAAGCCTACTTGACCTGCTTCGACTAACTTGTTATAATAGTCCGTGTCCGTGATTTGTGCCGTGACCATCAAAGTTCCTTTAGGTACCTCAATACCAAAAGTGCTTTTCGCCTTGTCCGCTTCGGGGTTGTCAACTAACCACGCTTCGAGAATGTAGGCAGGAACGAGTTGGTCTCCTTCGTGTTCTAAGTTGAATAAGTTGCGGTTGTTTAAGTTGAGCATGAAGTCTTTAAAGATTGTGTCTATTTCGACCTCGCTAAATTGTACATAGTACTCGCCCATGTCATCGTCTCTGCGGTAGATGTCCATAGGAATCATTGCAGGTGCGGTGATGCGGTATTTTTTCTCGTCTGCGAAGTGGCTTTTTGCTTGTGACTTAAACGCTACACCCTTAACCAATACGGCAGGGTTTGCAGTGAACGCGATAGCATCAACTCCAAGCGGTTCAGTGCCGTCGTTGTATGCTTCGTCTATGGTAATTTTGTAAGTTGGTAAACCTTCCATTGACTTAATAAGTACACTTAAAATGTTTTGGTTAATTTTTAAACATAATTTTTATACCTTTGGTTAAAATCTAAGCAATGAAAAAAATGACGGTTACTAAAAAGATGATTAAGAGTGACGAGAATTTAATGTGTCATTCACAAATTAACTTACTTTGTCATGGTCATTTAATTGAAACTTATGGATTGACTTTGGAAGAGTTATTTATTTGGAACATGGAAGAAAGCCCCGAATTTAAGTATGCTTATTGGGAGTGCGGAAGAGTTCCACGAGTTGAAGTATTAACCAATGAAGATTGGGGGACAAATGTAAGAGCAAGAATATATTTTGAAAAACCAATAAACAAAAACAAATGATTCAAATTTACGGGGCTGAAATACCCAACCAACTAAACGAGTTAACCGTTGAGCAGTTCGACCACCTCAACAAAATCGAAAACAACATCGAGTTAGACACCATCGAAAAGTGGATAGAGAAATTTATTTACTTAGGGGTTGAAGAAAAAGCCTTCGATTCAATGGAACTTGACGAGTTCGCTAACTACATTAAAGACTTTAACAAGTCCGAAATACCAAGCACCGAAAAGGTGACGCAAATTGTCATTGACAAATACACTTATGAGACCTCCGA